GCCAAGTTCTTTAGGAAGAACGCCTGGGAATGAAACCATATTTTCTCGTAAAGGATTTGGAACCTTGAGATATAAGAACTTGATCTTGTCACCTGAGCGAATTGCTTCGAACTTTTTGTCGATTCTTTTTTGTATGAGTTGATTGTTATAAAGAATACAACCTCGAACATGCATAGGACAACCTTTCTTATATCCACCAGTTTTCCGATCACGATACTTATCAATGTTATCAGTACCTGATGTCTTAGCAATATCTTCTGCTGGTAAAGTTTTAAACAAACGTTTGAAGTTTGCAATAAAGTGTTGAGTCTCGGACTCACCTTCATTCATAATGACAGAGAAAATTTCTTTCATCTTATCACGGCAAATTTGAGGTGTCGAAGATCTCACGGACTCAAGACCAGTAACTGAAATTTTAGGCTTTTCATAATGTACACCTTCGCTATTAAGTGTATTCATAATATAGCGTTTCTTAGCAATAAAGATTGATCTATCAGTGATCTTTTCTCTTTTCATAACCATTGCTTGTCGATAAACACCCATTTTCTTAGCGAGATCAATATAGCCGTTTTCAATTACCTCTTCGATTTTTGTGGAACAAATTTTGTCAAGAAACTCTTCGCCTTGACTTCGATCAATGTCAGTTGTGCCAAACACTTCTTTGACTAAAGGGCCAAAGTTAACATAGATCGAATCTGTATCGATGTACACGATGTAGTCTTTTCCATCCGTCTTGAGTATCTTATTGAGATAATCATTGACAGACTTTTGTGCGTATCGAATGCTGAGCTGACCAGATGTAGTGATTGCTTCAGCCATTTCATTAATATAGTAAAGAAAGTAGATGTTAGCAGTAGCACCATAAAGAGAGTTCATGGAAATCTTGATAGCCATCTGAGAATTATGTAGCTGATTCACTTCCTTTTTCAATAGAGCTTTTTGTCGAGGATCTTTTTCATTTTCAAGTTGTTGCTCGACTTTTAACATATTCTTTTTGATTAGAGAACGATTGTTGTAATACTCATCAATGATTTGAGGAATAATTCCAACATTCTCTTTCGTAAAGCATACGCCATTGGCACAAACAGACATGCTCGGATTTTGATTACTATACTCGCCTTTTAGCACCATGTCTTGTGTTACATACTCACGAACATCCGAAATGTAAGTTTCAGGTGACATGTTATATTGTAACATTAGGTGAGGATACAGAGAGTTTAAATCAAAAGACACAACCCACGGATGTAGACCAACCTGGGGATCTTTAACATAACCACCGACTAAATCTCCGCCTCTTTGACCAGGACCTCGTTTGAGAGGAGGAACAATCTTATCTTTAATAAGTCTACGATAGATTGTAGTTTCCCAAATCCCAACCGTACCAAAGGCGTCGTTATAGTTTACACCACCACCATAAGCAACGGTCATTACGAGTGCAAGCAAGCCTGTCTCGTCTTCCATTCGTTGGATAAGTTGAGTGTCTTTAAGGTTATAATCGAGATAGAGTTGAGGGTTTTGCTCATAGAGTGCAGTCAAGTTACCATACTCAGAGTAGTCTAGTTTTTTCTCACCGAGAACTACATGAGCAATGTGATCGAGTTTGTATGATTCTTGAGGACCATACTTATACCCAAACTTTTTAAAAGCATCCATGTAATCAATAACACTGAGACCTTTAATTTCATAAGTGCTTTGAGGTTTACCAAAAAACTCACGCACAGTTTTTCGAATGGAGCCCCAGGGAGAGAGCTGTTGAGCCATCTCTTCTCCACAGAGCCTAATGATTCGAGTCACGATATATGAGATATCGAAGTACTCGACGTTCCAACCAGTAACAATATCCGGAAAATTCTTACGCCAAACTTTAACAAAGTAGCGAAGTAATTCAGCTCAGTGTCAAACTTTACGAACTCGATATCATCGGGGTCGATGTCTGTTGTCGTCTGATACTTATCATAGTCTTTGCGACCGAGTAGGATATACTTGTCAGAGAGGGAAGACTTATATGCGATTGAGGTGATTTCCTTGTCAGCTTCATCAACGTTAGGATAGCCATCGCTAATGTCAACCTCAATATCAAAAGAAACAATGTTGATTCGGTCCTGATCAAACTCAATTTCTCCAGGATAAGCTCGCTGAATGAACTGAGAAATAAAATTAGTATTACCATAGATTTCCATGCCACCGACATCTTTATACTCTTCGATAAAGTTCTTTGCCTCGCGCATAGTATCGAACTGCATGGGAAAGAGTTGCTTGTTGCCAATCAGAGATCTGTATAGGCTCGACTCTTTCTTAGGATTACCA